GAGTTCAGCTCGACCTCGTGGTCCGTGAACTGCATCTGAGCAGTGGTGAAGCGCCAGTGGACCTTCCAGTCCGTACCGACCTCAGAACTCCTGTAGGTGAGCTCCTCGGACGGGCTGTAGTGCTTATAGGTCGAGTCCTCATCCAGGATGACCATGTCCTTGATGGACTCGCCACCGCGGAACATGTCCTGGAAGTTCAGAGCGCCGCTTTGAATGAAGCTCTGAAAGTAGGTGTTCCGCTGGATGTCGTTGACGATGTCACGCTTACGCGTGGCCTCGGTCGGGCCAGTAGCCAGCCCGAAGTCTGCAAACAGTGAGGCAATTTGCCCTGTGTCAGAGAGTGCCATTGGTTACTCCATTGGCTAGAGAGTGCGCCGCGCAACCTTCGACTCGGGGCGTGCCCCGAACATCTTCTTAGCCTCACTTAGCGACGCGCCGTTGTGGCGTGCCTCGAAGACCTTGAAGTCCCAGTCATCAGCACTGAGCGCGGTCTTGACCTTTGCTCGTGCCCCGGACTTGGGTTGGCTGGCGGTAATGTCTTTGCTGCTGACCTTGGCGGCCGCAACCTGCTCGGTCAAACCCGCGAGTCGAGCGGCTCTCTCGAAGAGGTCTTTCTCTTCGAAGTTGCCGGACGCGTGGAGCATTCGAGCATGGGTCAAGACTTGCTGCTTGAGCGAGTCGTTGCCCTTCAGGTCTGGGAAAATCCCCTCTACGCGTGCCATCTCACTGTTGACGGCTTGCTGACCTGCTGCCGCGTTCGTCGCCTGCTCGGCTGCCCGGACTTGCGACTCTGCGACGTGGTTGAGAAGGTCTTGCATGACCTTCTTCAGTGGTGCGGACTCGGCTTCGCCCAGCTCGTCGATCACAGGCTTGAATGCCTCGTCGAGGTCAAAGGTATCGGTGGCGTTGGCCTCGTCGATGTCCTCTGACTCGGTGGCTCCATCCTGCAATGAGCTGAGTTCGCCCTGAACCCGCTTGTACTCTGCGCTGTTGGCTTTGAACTTCGTCCCCAGCCGCACAGCCTCTTCAACACCGAGAGCCTCGATGTTGGCGTCTGAAAGGCCAGCGTAGGCGAGCGCGGTCTTCGCCTCGTCGTACTGCGCCTGCTGGTAGACGGTCAGTTCGGAAGCGGCGGGAACACCGTCACTGTCCCCGCCTTCGGCTTCCTCTTCCGGCTCAGACGTCGTCTCAGCCTCAGCCTTGACGTCGGCATCAACGACGCCCTCGTCTTGGCTGGAATCGGCCGCCGATTCTTCGCCCTGGCTCTCCTCGGGGCCAGAACTCTCCTCGTAGCCGGCTGCCTTGTACAGCTCGGCGAACTTGTCAAAGTTGGCGTCTTCGTCAGCGCCCGTATCTAGTAGCTGTTCTGTGACGGTCATAGCTATTTCCTTCCATCCATCTGCCAGGACAAGTCGTTCTCAGCCGTCTTGGCCACGAACTCCCGGACCTGTTGTTTGTTGTCGAAACACGCGTTCCCCTCGGCGTCGTGGTGTGGCGCCGCAGGGTGAAAGTCCTCGACCTGCACGGACTTGAAGCAATATGCCGGCGCTGCACCTACGGTCGCCGTGCGTAGGCTCTGTATGAGACGCTCGTACGTCTTGCCGTCGCGCCTGATCTTGGTGCCGAACTCGGGGGCGTCCGACATCGAATACACGAGGTCGATCTCGCTGCCGTCGTCTTTGCAGGTGAAGGTGTAGAGAGCCATTAGATTGCTGATCCTTGAGTGCCGCCCGGCGCTCCTAGAGCTGCCGCGGCGTCTTGGGTTTGGTCGGCCGGAGCCGCGGTGCCACTACGCGCCTTCTGGCCCCATCCGGGAGCCGACGCACCGAGCACGCCCGCCTGGCTCGCGACCATCGCGTCCGGCGACGGCGGCCCTGTGCCAAGTTCGTTGAAGTCGAAGATGTTGAGCAGCTCAGGCATGTTCTCCAGGTCCGCCAAGAGTTTGAGCGTCTCCTGGCCCTTCACGCCGGGCTGTGTGAGCACCGGGAGCAGTTGAAGGGCCGTGACGACTGTCTCGCTCTTGCGCTTCAGGGACGCCTCTGACGTCCGCATGAAGCTCATGAGATCAATGCTCATCGAGAGATCCTCGATAGAACCGCCGCTGCCTTCCTGGTGTATGCCACCGAAGAACCACGCCTCGGCGCCTTCCGGCAGATCCTCGGTCGTACCCTTCTTGGCTGAATCGAGGCCCTCCTGGCCCAACGGGAAGATGATCTGCTCGGTGTAGTAGAAGAAGTGCATCACCTTCGCGAGGGCGTTGGTCATGCCACGGACGAACTTCTCTCGGATGTAGGCCGTACGCGAGGCGCTGGCGTCGAGGGCTGCGTTCACCTCGGTAGCCGTACCCTCGCCCTGGATGTTGCCGCGCTGGACATCGGTGAACCCAGAAACGCGCTCGAGCAGCGTCCTGAAATAGCTCATCGTCACGAACTGCTGCTGCGACACGCCGCCCAACTCGTAAGACGCCATCTGGTTGTTGAGGTCCACTTGGGTCTCAAGCAGGACCAAGTGATCCTTCTCCGCGTCGTTGAGTCGCTGCGCGTCGTCCTCTTCGACGCCAGCGACCACCGTGCCCTTCTTGTAGGCCAGCATGCTCCTGATCGCGGAGTTCGAGACCGAGTTCAGTAGGTTCGCCTGGTGCTCGACCGCCACGAGGGGCGAGAGCGGCTCTCCCTGGTCCGGGACGATGTAGCAGCCCGTGACGACGTAGGGGCCGCTCTTGGGGCCAAAGTAGTCGCGACGCGGCAAGACCTGATGAGCCTGCTCGTCCTGCCCCTCACCGCCAAGCTGCACCTCGCCCTGGGCGATAGTGGTGATGCTGCCGTTGAAACCCTGGTCGGGACCCTTGTTCTCATCAACCTGATCGTCGGCGATCCAGACATCGATAAGGCTGATCTCGTTGCGCTCGAGCCTGTCCGGGTTGTCTTCGACCCGGTCGGCAAACTCTTGGTCGAGCTGCGACATCTCGCGCCCAGGCACCAGGTTCTTGATCGTCTTGAGGTTCCAGCCGACCTGATCTTCCTCGGGCAGCTTCGCGTCCTCTTCGGCCATCGCGATCAAGTCGTCATGATCGATGGTCCAACGGTGCCACATGAGCCGAGCGTGCTCTGGATCCGGCGCCATCGCGTCCCAGCCCATGTCCCTCGGAGACAGCCGACTGATCTGGGGCATCAGCAGCGGGTCGTTGAGGTCGTACTGGTCCTTGCGCGGCTCGACCGTTACCAGGAGCGCGCTCCAGCGGAACATGTAGTCGTAAGCCGCCTTCTCGATGACGGTCTCGAACTTGGTGTCCTGGATCCAGCGATTGACCGCGGCTTGCAGGGCCCCTGCGACCTGTTGCTGGGCTGTGGGCCGGCGAGTCTCGACTCTGACACGTGGCTTGCCGCCGACCATCTGGCCGACGAAGCTGCTCATGAACTCGTAACCGTGGTTCTCAGGGTCGGTGACCGTGTCATCGACTGGCCCCTCGCCCTTGTACCAAGGCCCGTGATACCGCGCGATTTGGTCCGTCAGCGTGGCCAGGCGCTCGTCTCGTTTACGCTCGCCAACCTCGACTTCCCTGAGCAGATTCTTCGGACTTGTGTCGATCGCCATCGGTCAGTCCTTCTTGTAGGTGCTCCAGAGCTGCTTGCCGTAGGAACCCGGCTTGTAGACGCGGTCAGGATGCATTCGGGAACCCTTACGGAGCCAGCCAGAGGACTGCTCGTAGCGCCAGGCGTCCAGGCCGTGATCGTCGCACTTGTCGTCAGGAAGGGGCATCGTGCGCCCATCTGACGCCTTCGCATAGACCCATTGCAACACTTCATCGGCCGTGGACGTCGGTCTGCCCGCCTTCTTCAAGGTCGAGTCAATCCCCATCACTGCACAGTTGCGACGCACGAAGGTTGTCACGACTCCGTCCTCGTCCCGCAGCCCGTGCCTCATAAGGTCGATTCCGACCAAGTCCCGACCCTTGCCCTTCGCCTTTGAACGCAGGGTGTTGTTCGCCTTGATGGCGATGGGGCCGTGCCTGTGGAACCTCGAGGTCATTCTGAGGTTGAGAGCCTCGATGTGATCCGGTCGTGAGGGGTCGCAGGCGAAGTATTTGATCTTGAAGAGCTCGCGGAGCTGGTCAGCGATCTCGGCCCACTGGTCGATCTGGAGCCGGGTCTTGATCACCTCAGCCACCAGGAAGCGCCTACCCTCTTCGTCGTAGCCCCAGACAGAGATCACGCCCGGGTCCGGGAAGTAGCCCCAGTCCACGCCGGCGCCGAACCAAATCAGGGTGACCGTTTTGGGCCATCCCTTGACCTTCATGCGCCAGTGCGGGGCCGTGGGCTCGTCAGGGTCGGTTCCCGGCGGTAACAACTCAGAGTCAATCAGGTGTGTCTTGGGATCCCATTCGTCCAGGATCACGCCATCCTCGGCCACCCAGCGGTGCTTGAGCAGGCGTTCCCGGCGCACGCCCTTTAGGCGGCCGAGCACCTGGCCGATGTAGACCTTGCCGTCCTGGGTCCATTCTTCGCGCTCATGGTCGTACCAGCGCGGATTGTCCTCGTGCCGGTACCGAATGCGGTGCATCTGATACTGCCAGGCGTGGCCGTTGCATTCCGGGCAGTAGGGCGGCCCGTCGTCCTCGTTCATCTCGACGACCAACGGGATGTCCCGGATCGTAGCCGTGTAGCAGGGCGTGCAGATTTTGGTGTCGGCACGCTGGTTCAGCCAGTGAGACGCGGCCCCTGGGTTGACGTCAGCGATGATCTGTCCGTAGGGCGTTCTCCCGTTTCTCAGGCGCGTAATGAGCTGTTCCCATTCGTTCGGGGAAGTCAGTTCCTCGGCCTGGAAGACGTAGATACGGTCGTGCTGGGAGCTGAGAATGCGCTCGATGTTGTCCAGCGAGTGCAGCGTGATCGTCGAATCGTTCGGGTA